CATCTGCCGAAGCCTGCACGGTCACCACCGCCGGCGTCCAGGCGGCCGGCATGATCATCCCGACGATCGGCCCCGCAATGGCGATGGCGGGAGTGATCGAACCGCGGGATGGGATCGTCGCAACGATGGTGGAAATGGTCATGCCGTGTCCTTCAGGCTATAAGCGCCGCAATGTCGACCTTCCACTGCGGCTGTGGATCGCGCACCATCACCGTCACTGCATCGAACAACGCCATCGCCGGATCGATCTTCGCATCGCCCGCGTTTGCCTTCGTCGCCCTGATTGCCGTGGCCGTAGGCTCGATCTTGATATTCCCCACGCACCAGTCCATCAGCGCGGACGGCGCGTGCTTGAGCGAACCGTTCTCCGTCTTGCGCTCGGTCGTCTTGATCGCGTTCATCAACTGATAGCCCTGCGGCGCGCCCACCACGCGGTCACCCTCCTGCGTGATATCGATCGCGCGCAGCGCCTCGATGAACTCGCCCAGCCCAGCCGGGTCGACCGCCACGCACGCGAGCAGCTTGCGCTCGTCGATGTCGGCGATCAGCGCGACGATCTGCTCGATGTCCTCGGCCGCATGCTCGACGATCGTGAGCTCGCCCGCGCCTTGCGCCTGCTCGAGCCGCGACGCGATCGACTTGCGCCGCTCCAACACGCTGCGGTGACACCACGCATGCGTCCAGACCAGCCAGTCGAGCGTCTCGCGGCAGCGCCCGACCACGGCCACGCCGAACAGATCATCGAGCCCGCCGCCGTCGATCCCGACCACGACAACCTCGGATCGGATCAGTATTTCCTCAAGCGTCAGCGCCGCATCCTCGGCCGCTTCCCAATACTCTGCGCCAGGCCAGCCGTTCTCGCGCAGGCTCAGCCCGACCTGCACGTTGAAGTGCTGGCTCGCGATCAGCGCCACCGCGCCCGGCCCGTCCGCCTCGGCCCGCATCACCTCGCGCGCCAGAAAGTCCTCGGAGGTCGAGCGCCCGAGATTAGGATTCACCAGCGGCCAATACTTGCGCTGCTTCCAGCCATTGTCGCGTGCGAGCCGATCCGGCAGCTCGTACAGCACCGGCAGCAGCGGCATCTTCGCCTGGCCGTCACGCACCGCGCGCGCCATCGCCAGCTCGGATGCAAACACGCCGCTCGGCGATTGCTTGGACTGCGTTGTCGTCTGAAACAGAAACCCGTCCGGCCTTTTCGTCAAAGCGCCGCGCAACTCAATGAAGATGTCGGCCGCGTTCGCCTTCCTGGCGAACTGATGCGTCTCGTCGATCATCGTCCCGACTGCTTTGCTGCCGGTGATGGTGTCCGTATCAGCCGCCTTGATCTGCAACGTCGCGCCGCTGACCCGGTGCGTGATCTTCTTGAGGTTGTCCTGAACCTGGAACAGCTTCGTCAGCTCGGGATCCAGTTTGATCGTGCCCTTCGCTTGCCGGTAGGCAATTGTCGCCACCTCGATCGTCGGCGCAATGAACAGATATTCCGCTTCCGGCCTCCGGTTGCAGATCAGCGCGGTCACCATCACCGCACCCCCATTGCTCGACTTGCTGTTCCCCTTCGGGATGAGCTGGAACACCTCCGAGATGTGCCGCGTATTGGTGGCGGGATCGTAGGAACCAAACAACGCCTCGACGATCGGGAAAAACCACGGCCCGCACACCTCGCCCATCGTCGGCGTGCCGATCACGTCCGGTAGCCGCAGCCGCTTGAACACCCGCAGCGCCTTCGCCGCCTCGGCCCCGAACAACGGCAGCTCGGGCACCAGCGAGCGGCCGTCCAGTATCCGCTCCTCCCAGTCCACGACCGCCGTGTCCCAGGACCGCGTCAGCATCTTTGGCCTACTTGCGCAAACTCATGGCGCTATCCGCCAAGACACACGCGACCGGCAGCAACTAGCCATCGGGACAACATCGCAGAGAGAGAAACCCATGAAAATCCTTGCAATACCATTGGCGCTTCTACTGCTGGGCGGCATGGCATACGGTGGTTACGGGAATTACAAACGCTTATCGGCCGAAGACAAGGCAATTGACTCCTTTCTCGCGAAAGCAACAGACGACGTGATCGCCCCCGTCGAGATCATGCTGGACTACTGCAAGATTCAACCAATCCCCAGAATGCGCAAAGCTCTCGCTAAATATGAATCGATGCACGGCCCATCGCTCGAACGCGCAAAAGAGAAAACGCGGGCGGAATTACTCCGCAACCCATTATTCGGCATGGCCTTCAAAAACATGTGCCCGCTGTTCCAGCAGGAGATGGACGCCATGCAGCGGAAACTCGACGCCAGCTAGGCTGATCAATTAGCCCGGCCATCGAACTCCAGGTCGCTGGCCCACTCGGTGGCGGCACCAGCCGTCGCCGCGGCCTCAGCCTGCGCATCCTTCTTGCCCCACGACTTGTCCGCCACCCGCGGATGACAGTACGGCGCCGCCGCCATCGCCATTCGGTCCCGCCTGACCTCGTCGGCGGTCGGATCGTTCAACACCGCCAGCATGTACTCCAGCGGCTGCATGTTGGCCGCCTTGGCGTCCGCCACGATGTCCTTCGGAACCGGCTTCGCAGCCTTCGACTTGCGCGGCGGCATTCCAGCGGCGGCACGATATCCTCCCTTTGGCACCAAACTCTCCCTATCCTGGGTTGCAACCACAGCGATCATTTTTCCCCTCATCTGAGACCCCGATGGAGGCCTGGTCCGTAGTAGGTCCGGCGTAGAAGAATTTTCTTCGCCAGGGCGTGCCTGAGGGGTCTCCAATAGATCAGTTCGCAGAAAAAGCACGGGAATGGCTAAAAGGGGCGGATATCATTTTTGGGCCTATTTGTTTGCACCCTCCCCCCCTGGTCTGAGTGAGAAGAATAATCTTCTCCATCTAGCCGATCATTCTCCCGTGCTCGTGCGTCATCCATTGATCGATCCATTGCAACTGCAAGTCGCATATCCGTTTGCGTTCAGGGTCAGCCATGACCCGACGCTGCAGCTCGGCCATCGGCGGCACCAGCAGCACCACGTCCTCTGACTGCACACCCAGCGCCTCGCACCACCACCGCCTTAGCTTGGCAGTAGGCGCACCAACGATCACCCATGCGGTACGCTGCGCAGGCTCATGTGCAAGGGCAGCGAGCATGGCGTTGCGTTCCTGCAACAGTATGTTTGTTATGTACTCTGGCCTATTGCGACCATACCCATAACCCCTTGCAATAACGTCAAGATCTATAACTATGTCAGTAGTGCTGGCGTTATCGTGCACATAGGTCGACTTGCCTGATGCGGGTGGACCGCAGACCAGCACAACCCTGCACCCAGGCCTTGGCAGGGATGGCTTAGTGTAGCTACCGGACCAGGCCGCCTCAGTCCGCAACTGCCTGGCCTTAAAGGTCTTCTTCTCGTGGTGTACGGCACACAGGCATTGCCCATTCCACACATCGAACGGATGGCCACCGTCACGTAATTCGATGATGTGGTCGGCGTACATCCGGTGAGCCGGGTGCGCTTTGCGGCAGCGTTCCCCATCCTCGATAAACTCGCAACGGTTCCCTGCCCGAAACACGACCTGGGCGCGCCATGACCGGAACTCGGGCGAATTGTAGAACGCCTCGTGCCGCTTTTGCGGTGCCTGGATAGTCCGCGTGCTCAGGGTCCGCATCAGCGGGGTCAAACGCCGAACCTTGGCTGGCCGTAGACCCATCGCCATTCGCCCTAGGAGGGCCGCTGGTGCGTTATTTCGAGATTCAGGTGGTGGGGTGGCGGGGACGGTCATCAGCCATCCCAGCGCCACCGGGCAGCCTACGCCACACTATCGGCTGGAATGGCAAATTTGGTACCAATGTTTCAACCGGAAATCAATATCTTGCGGTTAAACCATTGACGGTCACGCCACTGGTAGCCCCTGCCGGTTGAGTTCCAGCGCAATGACGTGGGCACCACCGCTCGCGTAACGATAGAATGTAGTCCGCGACCATTGCCGCCGTTCCAGCATCCTGCGCACTGACCGCCGATAGGCAACGGCTGCGGCCCATTGGGCCAAGCAAAGCCGTTCCTCGGGATAGGGCGCCAAGATGGCCAGCCAGTTGTGCGCCTGTTCCATACGCGAGATATCCGCAGCCGAAACGCCGAGCCGGGTGAATTCCCAACTGTGAAACCGTTCTTTGCGGTCGTCATCGGCGCGCCCAACAATATCCGAGAACTCGACCGCCATGCTCGGCCAGGCAGAAGCGATCAGCAACCGCCGGCGCGCCTGCGGCAACCTGCGTTCGACGCTATAGGCCTCGATCAGCCGCCGCTGCACCCAAGAGGCGGACCACTGGAGCGGCGCCAGGCCCTGGCTATCGATCGCGATCGTGCTCAGGCGCATGCCATTCCTCCCTCCGCTGTTGGTCGGGGTGCGCCGACCCCTGACAGGCTGGCGCACCCCTATCGGGCCGGGCCGAGTGGGATCGCCCGAACCCGAATGGTCAGGGGCATGGCGGGGTCACTTTCTGCCAGGTTGAATCCGGCAGCGCATCGGGCATTGACGCCCATTGTTCGTCGGTGAGGCCAAGTTTGGCTTTGACCGCTTCCGGTGTGTATTGATTGGCCTTGTCGGCTTTATCGGGCTGTAAGCGCGCAAGCAGTTGCTTGAACCCTTCGGTGATGCGCTCGCGCTCGGTATTGCCGTCTAGCGCTTCCAGTTGCGCCCGCTCGTCGAGTTGGGCGCGGGATCGTGTTTCCCATTCGGCCATGCGTCGGCGCGGGCCGGCAATGTCCTCGCAGGCGTCCTTGATTTCCGCGATCGTGGGAAGCCACTTGATCCGGCTCGGAATGCCGGTGCGCGGGTCAGTCACGGCATTGACGATGTCGAGCGGATAATCCGAAAGGACCGCAACTGCGGCAGTTACATAGATCTCCGGGTCATGAGCGTCGCCGGTGCGGTAGCAGCCTAACAACATCTGCGCTGCCTTCTTGATCGAGGCGTTCCGCTTCTCGTGCGAGGCGTTCGTATTCATCCGCTCGGCGGAGATCTTCGGCCGCGGACTGGCCGAGTTGGGCGATTGCGTCCCGAAGGGTTGGCTTTTGCTTTCCATGATATTTCTCCTCGCGCGCGCGCGCGTCTCTCTTTCTTTCTTTCTTTGTAGGTGTAGGTGTAGGTGTAGGTGCGTTAGCAAAATCGTTGTGCCCCAAAGACTTACGCGGATCGCTCCGGGGGGGTACCTCACCTGCGGAAGTGGGGTTAGCGTATGTCGTGCTCTTATTTTTCAAAGACTTACGCGGATCGCTCCGGGGGGGTCGCTTGCGCGCGACGAACCTGCGCTCCTTCAGTAGGCGCTTCTGTGTGATCCAATTCCCATCATTTTGGCAAAACTCTCCTATGATGGGACGTAACTCGCGCTTGATTTCCTTGACCGTCAGATCGAGATGTTTGCCAAGCCACGCGTCGTCGTTGGGCACACGACATTTTGGCGACCGCCACATGAGCACGAGCAGGTCATGATAGGTACCGCGCGCAAGCCGCGTGAGGTGCTTGGTGTCGGCCACCCACGCATCGACAAACAGCGGCAGGCTGGGGAATGTGCTCATTGCACCTTCACCCGATCCATCAACGCACCCCATCTCTGCAGGATCTTCACCGCCGCCTCGTAGCTGTCGGCGACCGCGTGCGGGCAGCCGTTGAGCTTGCACCACAGCGCGAAGCTGGCCTGGTGCTCGGTGAGTTTGCCGCCGCGGCGCTTGAGCTCGAGGAAATGCGGGCGCTGCCAAAATTTCGGCCCCGCCGGCGGGATCAGGATCAGATCCGGCCATCCCGGTTGAAATCCAGCGCGCTTCGTTCGCTCGCCCGCGAACGACACGCGCTTGCCCTTGATGAATTCGGCCGGCCGCTCCTCACCTCCGGGGATGTGATTCCAAACCCAATTCGGCGTTGCCCATTTCCGCAGCGTGTCCGCGAGCGCGCACTGCGTCGCGAATTCCAGCGGCGGCGGTGCTGCAACACCGCGCTGGCGGCGCGATTTGAACAGATGCAATTGGCGCCCGCTCATCGTGGCACACCCCGGTGTTTGCGCAGGAACCAGTTGCGCCGGTCGGACACGATGCAATAGCCGGTGTCGGCGAGCGGCTCGTTGATCTGCCAGACGTGCGCCTTGATGGTGTACTTGCTGACCGGCCTGCGATCGCCGTAGAGCTCGCGCGTGATCTCCTCGCTTGAGATGCCGAGGTCACCGGCGCGCTTGATCAGGTCGAAGATCGCGGCCTTGTGCGCCGGCAGCCGGATGCCGCAGCGCACGAAGCGGACGGGCTGGCCGCACGCCTGGCACACATCCACCATGGGCCGCCCCTGGCTAGCATCAATCGTCCATCACGTCGTGCAAGAACGCTTTTTCGTTCCCACCAGCCCGCCGCAGTGCTTCGTCGGCTGCTTTCATTTCAAGCTCTGCTGCTGCTGATGATTGTGCCGCTTTACGCAACTTGATTGTTGCGCTCTCACGAAGGTCGCGCACGGAGGCAAATTTGTAGCTGATCTTTTCGAACAACTCGTCGTTGTCGAGTTCATCGCCGCTGACGTGGCGCGTCGGCCGCGTGAGGAATTCAGGAATAACGACGCCGGCGATTGAGAAGAGGTCGGGTCCACGTTTGCGCGGCTGTTTTTGCCACGCGCGCGTTGTTGCTTCCATGAGTGCGCCGAACATAAGCGACTCGAACTTGAGTTTGTTGCGGGAATATTGGCCGGCTATCCGCTTGCGAAAGCCTTCTGCGGAGCCGCCAGCTTCCTGGGTTTTTTCGATGTAGCGGGTTCGTTCTGCGTCCAGCAGCGCAGAAATGCTATCGGCAACGACTGCATCGTCTTCATCCAGAGGCATTGATTATTCCTCCATGAGCAATGAAAGTAGTTTTAACAGCGCGGGGCCGCCGCGCTTGATGTGGGGCAGGAACTGCGGATCGATGCGCACACGCGCGATCAGGGTTCGGCGGAATTCCGGGTCACCGATGAGAACCATGGTGTCTGCAATGAATTCATCATTGCCGAACGAGATCAGATTCCGATAAGCGTCCTCGGTGATGCGCACCGTGGTCTCGCGCCGGTTCTTTTCTTTCTCTTCCTCATCGTGCTTGCGTTGTTCAAAAGCCGCATAGGCTTCGGTGAGCGTCAGCCGCTCTTCGTCAACTTGGTCGGCAAGGTCTGGCGCCTCGGCGCGCAGCCGCACGAGTTTGACTTCAGTTGATTCCAATTCCTTACGCGCGGCATCGACCTGCTCCAAGGCTTTGTCGAGCTTTACGATGCCGTCGCGCACTTTGGCTGCGAGTTCGCGTGAGTAATGGTAGACCGTGCGGGCTTGCGAAAGGCGGGTGGTCGAAACCTTGTTAGTTTCTGACAAGGTTGTGGCGGAACCCTTTGTCCGCTTTCCGGGTGATGTTTCAGGGTACAGCCACGCCACGGCCATGGCTTGCTCGCCCTTCGAGATGTTGCGGCGCTCGCCGCGCGATTTAACAAAGGCTTTGATCTCCTCGTCATTCTCAAATTGAATAGTCTCAAACCTCGGCTCGATGCCGGCAATCTCACAAGCGCGAAGGCGATTGCGCCCGTCGACTAACGCCTCACTGACGGCGCCATTGACCCGCCCAATTATAATTGGATCGCGTTGCCCATTCGCGGCCATGTCGGCCGCGAGGCTCGCAAGCTCCTCGTCGGTCATGAGCCGATAGGCTTCGGCAGCCGGATGTATTTTGACGGTCTTCGGCTTCATGCCCGCCCCTCCCCATCATCGCTTTCGGCGGCGTCGCGACTTGCGGTGGCGAGATCAACGACAGAAATTCCAGTCACGCGCTCGATAGGCTTCCAAAATTGGCGCTCTGGGAATTGGCGATGGGCTTCCCATCGCCAAACCGTAACACCGCTCACACCCAAGGCAGAGGCTAAATCATCTCGGTTCTTCTTGTTCGCGATACGCCATTTCCGCAGGGGATGGTCACTCGGATGAACATCAACGAAACGCGGCTCTGGTCGTGGCAGCATATTCACAAATGCAGCAACAGCCCCATCACGCCGAAACCATTCACGCTGAATGCACCAACGAGCCAGCAGCTTGTGGGCCTCTGCTTCCTGTTGTCGTGTTGCTGGAATTAGTCCGAGCAGATGGGCAACGTCCGGGCAATCGGACCTGATTTTGTTGAGGCGGCGTATCGGGTCTTCCGACCAGCCAATCTTGACGCGATCGTTGTCGCCAATTGCGTAGACGAAGCCCTTCATATTCATTTGCCCCCCTCATCGTTTGCGAGCCATGGGGCGATGCAGATTGCGGCGGATCGCGCCCAGCGCATCAGTCTGAGGGCGATGGAAGTCCTCATCGCAAACGCCCAAGGCAGTTTCCGCTCGGGCCAACGTGTTCCCCAATCGCTCGGCCTCATGGATCGCCTCTTGCAGTTGCTGCCGGTGGCGGCGCATGGCGCCAAGCTTGAACGCGGATTGGACTTGCACCCACCATCGCGGATTGGCGTCGGCCATGAGCGCGGCGAGAAAATCGAGCCCGTGCTCGGATCGGAGTAAGGCGGCGAGTTCATCCGCCGAAAACGCGCGCTCGCCGGTTAGTTTCTTGCGGGCGGCACCGTCAGAAAGCCCCAAGAGACCAGCCAATATCTTGCGTGTGTGCTGCGGGAATAGATTCTTGAAGGCACCGATGACGGCCCCGCTCCGGGGCAATGATGGCCCCAATTCGGAAGTCACTTGATTTGCTGAAATGGCGGCGTTGCTGGATGTTTCACGCATGACCGCCCCACGCTCACAATGCCGCTTCACGAGCAGCCAAGGCTGCCAGCGTTTCCGCAGTCACACCGGCGTACTTCGCCGGCTCGGAGGCGAGCACAGCCAGCCACCACTCCGCGGGGATTCTGTCGCGCTGGTACCATTTGCGCACCGCAGGAATCCCGGCACCAATTTCCAACGCCATCGAATCCGCCGACGGCGAGGGCCACAGCTCGATGATCGACCTGAATGAATCTGGCGCAAGCATGCCCGCCTTCTTAGGACAAACAGTCCTAAATATCAAGGCCAAGGTGTCCCATGATTGCACAGCAGGACTCGGCCAGAATCGTCTCATGGCCAAAGAAGCGAGCTTGTATAAGCAGCAGTTTATCGCGCGCGTGAAGTTGGCGCGGGCCGCGCGCGGGCTGAATCAACGCGAGATGGCCGAAGTTTTACAAATGGCCCAGGACACATACAAGCAGTACGAAACCCGGACCATGCTCCCGCATCATCTCATTCCTAGGTTTTGCACCATTTGCGCAATTGACACGAACTGGTTGTTCACAGGTCACGGCCGAGGTCCAAGGCCGACTATCTCGCTAGCAGCAAGCCGGCAACGCAAACCGGCAACTCTTTAGGACAAATGGTCCTTGACGCGTAGGACGTATTGTCCTACGGATGCTCCCCTGTTTCGCCGGGAGCCGCCCATGCCAGCCGCCGCCACCAAGCCATATCGCGACGGCTTCTCGATGCGCCTGCTCGTCGTCAACGAGATCGCGCGCGCCGGCACCCCGCTCACGTCGCGCCAGCTGGCCGATCGGCTCAACGCCAGGCTCAGCACCGTCACGTCGATCTGCTCGAAGCTCGCCAGCTATGGCCAGCTCGGCAAGGAGATGCGGACTGCGTCCTGCCGTACCTGCGGCAGCCCGCACACGTTCTATCTGTGGAGTCTGCCGTGTTGAGTCCGACCCAGATCGCGGCGCGCAAGGGCCGGCTGACGGGATCGCGCGTGGCCTGCCTGATGACCGGCGACGTCGTCAAGATCATGAACCTCTATCTCGAGATGACCGACGACCCGGCGTTCGTGCCGGAAGACCTGTCCGACGTGTGGGCCGTGCAGCTCGGCGTCGCAACCGAACAGCTCAATTGCGATTGGTTCGAGCGCAAGAATCGCACGCCGGTCACTCGCCGCGGCGAGGTCGTTGTTCACCGCTATTACGACTGGGCCGCTTGCACGCTGGATGGATGGATCGACGCACTTCGGTGTCCTCTCGAATCGAAACACGTTGGTGGCCGTGAGCCGCTCGAAGTCATCATAGATCGTTACTGGCCGCAGCTCGGCTGGCTGATGGAAGTCACCGGCGCCAAGCAATGCGGCCTGTCGGTGATCATGGGTGCCAGCGAGCCGGTCGTTGAGTTCATCGAACGCGATGCCGACTATGCCGCCGAGATGATCGTGCGCGGCCGGCAGTTCATGGACTGTGTCGCAGCGCGCATGCCGCCGGTGACGCTGCCCGCCGTCCCGCCGCCAATCGATGTCTCGAAATATTACGACATGACCGGCCGAAATGAATGGGCCAATGCCGCGGCAACCTGGCTGGCGACCAAGGCCACCGCGCGCGAATGCGCCGACGCCGAGAAGTATCTCAAATCGATCGTGCCGCCGGACGCCAAGAAATGCACCGGCTACGGCGTGGCGATAACTAGGGATAGAGCTGGAAGATTATCGCTACGAGAAATCACATGATTCGCAATCCCTGTCCGAAGTGTGGAGCCGAACTTGAACAGGGCTATGGCTTGGCCGGTGGCGGAATGGGCCCTTATGAATTTTGCCCAAAAGATGGGTGCGATTATTTCACGAAATCGCAAGACCCCGAGATGGAGCAAGTTGCAGCGCCGAGAGGAAACGCGATGAACATCCCCGTCAAGACCGACATCATGGAATCAGTGATCGTCAAGGGCGATCTCGCCAAGCTCACGCCCGACGAGCGTGTGCGATACTATGGTGCTGTTTGCGAAAGTGTCGGCTTAAACCCATTAACCAAACCATTCGAGTACATCACCTTGAACAACAAACTGACGCTGTACGCACTGCGCAATTGCACCGATCAATTGCGGACCATCCACGGCGTCTCGGTCGATGAGCTGACCGAGGCCCAGCACGAAGGTGTGTACGTTGTCACCGCCAAGGTGCGCAACCGGGACGGCCGCACCGATATCGCCAAGGGCGTCGTCGCCATTGCCAACCTCAAAGGCGAGGTGCTCGCCAACGCAATGATGAAGGCTGAAACCAAGGCCAAACGCCGCGCCACGCTGTCGCTTTGCGGCCTGGGTTTTCTCGACGAAACCGAAGTCGCCGATGTTCCGATCACGCACCGCCGCCCGCCGCCGCCGGCACCAAACGCAATGCTGCCGCACGACCCGGAGACCGGAGAGGTTTCGCCGCCCGCGCCAGTGCCTCGCGAAGCGGCGGGACAGGTCGCCCCGTCCGACACCGAAACCGACGCGGGCGGGGCGGCTCTGTCATTCGAGGACATGGCGCGCGAGGCCGCCATGCGCGGCGAGGCCGTGTTCAAGACTTTCTACAAGAGCCGCAACGCCAAGGAACGCGAGCGGCTCAACGCGATGGGCGACGAATTGCGAGGGCTGATGACGTGACCGAGCAGCAGATCTATGAGCGCGGCGATCGGATGCTGGATCACCTGAATCGCCTTCTGCTCAACGGCGATATGTCCGAGGGCGACTATCACGCCGCTATCCTGGACCTATGCGAATGGGAGGTAGCCGAACTACTCAAAGCAAAGGAGGTCAATGACCGTCAACGGAATACGAGCGACACAAACCTGAACCTTAAACCTTAGAGGGGTTATATCCCAATGCGTAGATACCTACTCGCTACCGCCGCCGTACTGGCGCTATCGGCACCGGCCGCGGCCAACGTCATCCTCGACACCCAAGGTCTGGGCGGCACCGGCACCAACGTGACCTTCAACTCGTTCAACCCCTTGCTGGGGCTGGTGCTGGGCACGCTGAACGGCCAGAACAACGACATCGTCCGGTTCCGGGACCTGTCCGGCAACGCCAACTTCTCGGGGAGTGCCGGATCGAACGGCAACGACATCAAGCTGTTCAACACCTCCGACCTCGACATCACGGTCTTCGATGTCACCAACCTCATCCAGCTTGGCACCACCCGCGACATCTTCTCGATAAAGGGAAGCGGCAGTGCGTTCTTCAACATCACGACGCAGGAACCGGACGGCACCTTCCAGACGACCCCCTTCGGCCTGCCTGGTGGCTACTCCTTGAGCTTGAGCGGACAGTCCGGGTTCGACTTCAAGGCTATCAACGGGGAGATCATCAGCGACATCGACGTCTATGTCGTCGGCGGTCTGATCACGGACTTCGAACACTTCCGGATCGACGCGGTGCCGCTGGCGGAGGTACCCGGCCCGGTCGTCGGCGCCGGCTTCCCCGGAATCGTCGCGGGCTGCATCGGCCTTTGGGGCCTCGCCATGAAGCGCCGTCGCCGCAACCAAGCTCACGCCTGACAGGTACGTCCCTCTGCTTACTGTCAGGACGAGGGCGCGTGCGGGAATGGGTGCGGAAAGAACGCGCCAAGATCCGAGAGCTGAAATGAACCATGCAGATCAAAGTTCCCATGACCCTGGTGCGGGCCTGCCACTGCTGGGCCGACTGGTGCAACGTGGTGTACTGGCAGCACCCCAGCCGCGACCTCGACCTGCGCCGCATCGACCTGATTCTGGCCGGCAACTTCGTCGGCTGCACCGAAAACCGGCCGCGAACGCTACTGGATCGCAGTCCAATTCGTATGCGTTGCCATCGCGATGGCGTGCGTGGCTGTTCTCGTGATGGCAGGAGGCTGAGATGGACTGGAAAATCTACCGCAAAGATAAACCACTGCGCCCTGACGGCACAGCCGAGCCAATTTGGCAGGTAGAGGCAGCAGACCGACGTGATGCCTTAGACAAGGCAGAAACTAAATTCGGTCCAGATAGCCGCGGGTGGCTGTACGCCGTCAAGGAGACAACCGAGCGCCGCATCACACAAGACAAGATCACCCGATATGGCACAACATAGGAGGGTGAAATGACGCTCAAGGACCTCGGCGATGCCATGTCCGCAATCCCCGATGACGTGCTGTTCGCCCGATTGCGTGCCCGTGGGTTTGTAGTCGGCGACCAAGGTTGCGCGCTCGACAGGGCGGCGTGATGTTCGTCGTGATCGCGGCGCTGGCGCTGTTCCTGCGGCGGTAGAGCAGGCCTCGATCCATTAGGAAATCACTCGTGGGCGCCGCCCTCCGAAGGTTCATCGTGCGCCAAGCGATCATGATCATGCTGATGCTGCTGGCCCTGGTGCTATCGCCGACGCCAGTCGTGCCAAAGCCAACGCCTGCGCCGGTCAAGGCCGACAGAGCCGCCGCGCTCAAGCCGTTCACCATGCCTCTGCCGACACCCGTGCGTGTGATCACCGAGAGCTATCAGGCTTTTCCCTCAGAGCCCGTCTTCACACTGCCGGTCGAGGCGATGCGGGTCCATCAGGCGTCGCCGCCGGCTGAGGAACAGCCAAAGCCGGTCGTTGCCGCTGCGGCTCCAAGGCCGGCAAAACGAGAGAACGATATCTGCCGCGGCAAGGGCCGCAGCTATTACAACAACGGCCGCTCGTGGCGCTGCAATCGGTGACGGAGGTTGCCAATGAACATCTACGACCTGTCTGCCACCCAGATCATGAGCCTGACCGTCGCTGCTGTCGTGGCGATGTCAACGGTCGCCGTGCTGCTGGTGCTGATCTTCCCCTGACAGTTGTCCCCAGACCCAGGTTCCCGGTCCCGTAAAAGTTGAGTAAGGGCGAAAGGCTGACGATGTCGCGTGCTGCCGCCAGATTCCGTGAGGCCGATATCGCCCGCATCTTCAAAGCGGCGGGCAAGGCCAAGGTCGCGGTGCAGGTCGTGATCCGGCCGGACGGCGAGATCGTGGTTTCAACGCTCGACGGCCCCGTGCCTTTAACGAGCGGCAATGAGTGGGATGAGCTGAAGCATGGCCAAGATCAGACTAGCCTACGTTCACGAATTCGCTGATCGCCACGGCACGATCCGGCGTTACTTCCGCCGCCGCGGCAGTCGTATTCCACTGCCCGGCCTGCCCGGTTCTCGAGAATTCAGCAACGCCTATGCACGAGCGTTCGGCGAGGCGGCGCCGCTGCTGGCCGAGATTGGCGCCAGCCGCACCTTGCCCGGCAGCATCAACGCAATGGCTGTCGGCTATGTCGGCTCGACAGCGTTCCACAATCTGGCGCCGACCTCGCAAACGCAATATCGCCGAATCCTCGAAGATATGAGGCTGGCGCATGGCGACAAGCAGATTGCGAAGCTGGAGCGCCGGCACGTCGTGCTCATGCTCGACGCCAAGGCCGAGACGCCTTCAGCGGCGCGCGACTATTTGCGGTGCCTGCGGCTGTTGGTGCAGTACGCAATCAAGCTAGGCGTCCGCGACGCCGACCCCACGGTGGGCGTGCGGGTATCGCTGCCCAAAAGCGGCGGGTTTCGCACTTGGAGCGAGGACGATATCGCCGCCTTCGAGCTAGCCTATCCGATCGGCTCGAAGCCCCGCCTTGCGCTCGCGTTGCTGCTTGGCACGGCGTTACGCTGTGCTGACGTGGTGCGCGTGGGACGAGGTAATGTCCGCAACGGCGAGATTTACAACATCAGGCAACAGAAGACCGGCACCATGCTGCCGCCCGTCCCGATCACCGCCGCGCTCGCAACGGCCATCAATGCCATGGCCCCGAATGACGCAATGGTGTTCCTGCTGAACGAGCATGGGCGCGCCTTCACCGCGAAGGGATTCGGCAAATGGTTCACAGCGCAGTGCCAGCGGATCGGCCTGCATGGCGTGTCGCCTCATGGCCTACGCAAGGCGGCCTGTCGCCGGCTGGCCGAGGCCGGATGCTCGGCCAATGAGATCGCCGCCATCAGCGGCCACTCTAGCCTGCGCGAGGTTGAGCGTTACACCAAGGCGGCCGATCAGGCGCGCATGGCCAGGAACGCCAGGGCGAAAGAACAAAATGCGACAGACCGATTGGCAACCCTGGCAAACATTGGCAAACCTGAAAAAAACGCCTTATAAAACAGATACTTATATGGTGGGGAAACACCAGGCCGATTTGCGGATTGTGTGTAATTCTGCGGGGTTGGCTTGGCAACCCCGCCTCATCGCAAAGATTGAAACTAAAAGGCAATTTCCGCTAGTGGCAAACTCGGACGTGCTACCGCTTCGCCTTGCGCCGCCGCTTCCGCGGCTTTTATCGAAGCCCTCGAAGGTGCCGCAGCAATGGCAACTGTCAATCACGGGATGAGTGACAGATCATGACTGACGCAATCGATGACGTGAAAATGTGGCTGATCATCGGAAGTAAGGGCCACGCTGTTGAGAGCACCCGGAATGGGTGGGCTTATACCGTGTGCGCGGTCTACACACCAAACGGCACACTAACGCCAGAGAAACCCAAGCGTGT